TTGATTGACTCGCTAGCTCAGTTGGTAGAGCACAACACTTTTAATGTTGGGGTCATGGGTTCGAGCCCCATGCGAGTCACAAAAAGGGGTACAGATAATGTGCCCTTTTTTGTTGATTATAAGGAAGTTACAAATGAAGTGGATATGGATGGGGTGAATATTCAGTATCACAAAATAGGGAAAATTGTTCCCGATTGTTCCCGATATTTCCTAATTTTGTACCTGTTGTGATACCAAGTGTGATACCAAAATAGAGTTATTATGACAAAGGTTTATCCTACAACGCGACTTGTTTTCGATAGAAAGCATGTGGCAACTAAAGAGAAGAAAGGTTTGGTGCAGCTTGAAGTGCTTTATCTTAGGCGGAGAAAATGGATAAGCACTGGGATAAAAGTGTATGCTGACCAATGGAGTGACAGGAACTATATTGTAAGGGCAATGGATAGCATTGCACTTAATGATAGACTCGTAAACTTTAAGAGTAAGGTTGACGATTGGATAAATGAGCTTATTTCAGAGGATAGGATTTTCACTTGGGATGCTCTTGAAGAGATGTTATCTTCTGTTTCAATAAACATCAAACAGAAAGAGACCTTTTTGCAATACGTAGAGCGGCGCATTGACGAACGCAACGACATTACAGAGAGTACGAAGAAAAATCATCGGAAACTTATTGCTTCGCTTGAGAAGTTTGGACGTATTGTTTCATTTAGCGATTTGACGCGTGCAAATATTGCCGACTACTACAACTATCTGCAAGGAATTGTTATTACAAAACCTGATGGAAGCACCCACACGATGATGCAGCAGACGGTGTATAGCTATATGAAATTTTTAAAGGTATACATTAATGATGCTATTAAGCATGATATCATGAGAGATAGTCCGATGTTGGGACTTAAAATAAAGCGTGGCGAGAGTGAGCAAGGTAAATGGCTCAGCGTTGAGGAACTTCAAAGGATAGAGGTCTATAAACCAACATCTATGAGTATGCAACAAGTGAAAGATTTGTTTCTTGTGCAGTGTTATTCGGGTTTGGCGTATGCCGATTTGATGAACCTTTCGACAAGTAAGATTGAAGATGTTGATGGCGTGATGACTTTATCAGGTGAGCGAGTGAAGACACATGAACCTTATTTTACGGCTGTGTTGCCTGCGCTAAAGGTGATACTGGAGAAGTATAACTACAAACTGCCCAAGTTGACGCAACAACCTTATAACTTGCGTTTAAAAATACTTGCAGATGCTGTTGGTATAGATAAGCCTTTGGCAAGCCACTGGGGGCGGCGTACATGTGGTATGTTGATGTTGAATAAAGGTTACCCGATAGAGATTGTGGCTAAAGTATTAGGACATTCGGATATAAGAACAACGCAGAAAGCCTATGCGCATATTCTGAATAAGACTGTTGTGGAGGCTTTTAAAAAGATAGAAAAGCTTTGATGTGAGGAAAGGGAGTGATCATTTAGGATGGCCTCCCTTTTTTGTTTGTAAATCAGCCACATAAAAGGAGCAGTCTCACGACCACTCCTGTTACACATATGATTTTTATTACACAAACAAAAAAGTTGTACGGTGCAAACATACAACTAATATTTTAAAAAACGCAAATATCTATAGTAGATGTTTGTAGAAAAGGCTTATTGCTCTGCTTTTTATTACATATTATTTCCTATTTTCTATTTATTGCTATTCTTTGTCTGTATAAAATACTCATTGAATATGGAGCATTACTCTTCATCTGCAGATAGTTCTACAAGGCGGTCTTCAATGGTCTTCTTTGTTTCTGTATCGACTTCGAGCGTTGTTGATTGTAGTTTCGGTGCGACGTAATTCGTGAAGCGTTCGATGACCATTAGGCGGTCTTTTGGCTCGAGGTCGGCGAGGTCTTTTTTGAAACGCTCTGAATTGTAATATTCCTCCGTGACGTTTGCCAATACGGAACGCACTTTGGCTGAAACCTTATTGGGTGTTCCAGCTACCCTTCCACCTGTTTTTGGTTGCCCTGCTGGACGTCCAGGTCTTTTACAGCTACTTACTATTGCATTTGCACTTGTGGTAGTAGCTGTTTCTTTCGCAGCTGGTGTGGCTACTTTTGTTGCAGTCTTTGTCGAGTTTTTGGCTTTTATAGCCTTAGTCCGCGTTGTAACCTTACGAACCTTTGTAATCTTTGCTTTCGGGGTTTTCTTTGTTGTCGCCATGTTGTTGTGCTTAAAAAGTTAAACCTTTCTTGCAAAGGTAAAATACTATTTTCGCAGGGTGAGTTTAAGTTTTTAATATTAAAGGTTTATTCGTATGGGTATGATAGGTAGTGCAGTAGGAGCAGCGGCAAGTATTGCTGGTGGAATTGCTTCTGCTGCTACAATGAAAAAGGTTAAGCAGAATATAGAGGAGCAGCAGCGCAAAAATGAAGATTGGTATAACCGCCGTTATAACGAAGACTCTACGCAGCGTGCTGACGCACAAAGCATCTTGAATGCAACATTGCAGAGCATTAAAGACCGCAATGCACAAGCTGCAGGTGCACAAGCTGTGATGGGAGGTACAGAAGAGAGTGTCGCAGCAGAGAAAGCGGCGAATAACAAGGCATTATCTGATGCTACGGCACAGATAGCAGCTGCAGGTGACCAGCGCAAAGACGCTATTGAAAGTCAATATCAAGCTCGTGATGCGCAGTTGGCTAACCAAATGAACGATTACTACAAGAACCAAGCGCAGAATATTCAGCAAGCGACATCCGCCATGGCGAGTGCAGCAGGTAGTATGCCTTTCTAATTCATATAAATTCATGGCAACGAAATCACTTCACGATATTTTAGGACATGATGGGAATGCGAATAGCCAGCAACAGGCAGGACAGCAATCCGTGCCGACACAAGTGGCTGAGCCCTCGAAGACAGCTAATGTGTTGCAGCCGCCGAAAGTTGACACCAGTACGAATGGTGTAGCTGAAACGGGCAAGAGTTTGGCTGCAAACACAACTGTACCCACTGCACCTGCTACAGCAGCAGCTAATAATGGTTCGCCGTCTACAAGTGGCTCTTCTCCTGCACCTGTAGCACAAGCTACAGGTGTTGCGCAGTCTACGGCCGTAACCCCAACCGCAAGTACATCGCAAACTGCATCGCCGAAGTTGGGTGCTTTGGATAAGGGAAGTGTTACCGACCATCTTGCTCGTGCTGGTATGACAGGTGTAAATGTTGATAATGGTGTGGCTGTGTCAGGTGATAGCCCTGTTAATATAGAAAATGCTCGTTTGACGTATGCGGATATGTATAAGCTCGCTAATCAATATAGTGAGTTAACGCCCGAAGAAAAGGAAAAAGAAGAGAAGCGGCGCAAGCGTGAACAGCTCTTTTCCGCCATCGGTGATGGTATATCGGGTTTAGCTAACTTGTATTTTACAACACAAGGTGGTCTTCATTCTTTTGATGGTAATCACACACAGTCTCAACAAGTTGAGAATAGGTGGCAAGCTTTGATTGCTGACCGCGAGGCTAAGCGTAAGGCTTACCTTGATGGGCTGTTGCGTGCACAACAGGCCGATGATGAAAGAGCAGACAAGGAGAGAGCATGGAAACGCCAGTTGGGTCTTGACAAATATAAGCAAGACAAGGATGCTGCAGATGATGCCTATAAGAAAGGACGTGACGCGGTAAAAGACCAGCAATGGCAGGATAGTTTCAACCAACAGAAAAAGCAACTTGATCGTACTGCAGGACTAAAAGATGCACAATTAGCAGAGCAGAAACGCGCAAACAAAGCAAAAGAGGGCTTGTTAGGTAGGCAAATTGGTGAGACGGCGCGGCATAACCGAGTGATGGAGGGACACGGTGCTGCTAAGATTGAAATTGCGAAACGGAATGCAGGCAAGAAAAAGAATGGACGCAGTTCTGCAGGAAGTGCTGATGGCTATACTATTCGATTGAATGATGGCAGTGTGCATGAATATGAGCCTAAGCAGACAGGTGCTATCAACTCGCTTGCCCCCACGATGGCAAAGAAAGCAAGGGCTGCAGCAGAACGTTATAGGAAAGCTGGTGACCCCGATAGCGAAGCTCATTATAAGGCTATTGCAGAGAAGATAGATAAGGCCAAGAGTGACAAGGAGTTGACCTCTATTGTTACTTCCAATGTGGGCGACTTCCCAACGATGGACAGCGATATTCGTAGAGTGATTGGTGCACCCGAAAATAAGAACTGGGCATCGGGACTTAAATTTTAAAATGAACGAATTGTTTTACACGATTAACAACAAAGAATAATAACATGGCTATTGACAATAATAAACTCAAGCAGGTATATAACACGCTGAAACAGGGTGGTTACACGCAAAGTTATGATGAATTCGCAAAAGGCTTTAGCGGTCATGCGAATTATAAGAACCGCCAACAGGTTTATGATGTGCTGGTGAAGCATGGTGCAAAGGTTGGTGACACCTATCAAGCGTTTATGGATAACCTACAATTACGCAAGCAACCCACTCAACCGCAAGTACAGAATGCCCCTCGCGTGGTACAGGACAATTCATCCACGCCGCAGCAGGTAGCACCAGCCAATCCTGTGCAGCGGGTGAAAGACAATGCTCCTATGACAGAGGCGGACAAGCAACGTTATATGCAAGGGGCACAAGGTGTTATTGCCGATAGCTATGGTGCATTGCAGCAGGCGAAGAACAGGGTTGACTACGCGAAAGGAAACACAGGACTAAAGGTGAAGCCTGTGAAGCTTGGTCAGAACAGAAATGTTGTTGAGCGAAAGAATGCTAATGGAACAACGGACTATCTAACAGAAGATGGCGCAGCCTATGGCCAGCGTGGCGTAGCAGACTTGCAACAGCATGCTATTGACAAAGAGAGGCAAGATGCACTGAACCCCGTCAATGCGGAGTTGGAAACCGCTTATGCAGAGCGTGATCGTTTAGACGAGGCTTTGCGTGCGCGGCGTACAGAGTTGGATAAGCAGTATCAAGACCTACCCTGGTATCAGAAATTATTGCAGGAGGGAGGTAAAGCTGTACATTCTGATATTAACCCGATGGCAACAGCACATGACTCCGAGAATATGGGTTATGAAAATGATGAGGTTTACAGGCAACTGATGTCGGCCGCGCGAAAGAACCACCAGACGATAGCTACACTCGAAGATAAGAAACAGGGGAAGATGAATGACTTTTGGCATTCATTCGGAAAGGATATGATGAGTGGTTATCGCTTAGCTGATGGGCTTCCTGAGCTGCGTGATGCTATAGCACAACAGGATGCACAGAAGCGTCTTGCCACTATCAATAAGAAACGAGCGCAGGGTGTAGCCTTGACGAAAGAAGAGGAAGCGGCCGAAGCCGTATTGCGAAACAATGTTGTTGATGATGAGATACAAGCGAAATACCAAGGAGATTATGGTGCTTGGGCTCGTGCAGGTAAGATGACTGCTGGCTCGCTTGATTTTATGAAGGACTTTATGTTGTTCCCTGGTGGAACATCCATGGCTAAAGGTATTGCAAAAGGAGTTGCAGGTATTGGAAGGAAGTTCTTAGCCAAAGAAGCTGGCGAGGCCGCACTTAAGGCTGTTCCGAAGATGATGGCTCGTGGACTATTGAAAGCCACGGGCGTATTGGTCGGCGCACATACAGCAGGTGCTGTTATTGGCAACACTACAGGATTGGCACGCACGATGGGTGATGCAGCTTCTCAAACTGCGGGTAGCGTGGTAAAAGATAAGGATGGAAACTATCAAGTTGTCAATCAGCAGGAACTTCTACCCTCCATTGCAGGTGCTGAACGCAATGCCGTACGCGAGAATGGTTCGGAGATGTTTGGCGAGTTTATTCCTGGTGGTAAGGTCATTGGCAAGGTTATTACTAAAGGTTTAGAAAAGATTGGCCTTAGCAAGATAGCAGGCGCATTAACCAGTATTGGTAGCAAGCAATGGTATAACCAATATGGTAAGGTGTTGCGCGCAGGCGGTTATAATGGTATACCAGGTGAAGCAATAGAAGAGTATGAGGGTTCTCTCTTTGATGCATTGACAGGTCATGGTAAAGATGCCTGGCGTGACATGACAGATAAGCAAAACCATATTGATATATGGTTGGGTTGTGCTACTATGGGCGCTTTGTTTGGTGCTGTTCCTATGATTGCCCAAGGTCATTATACGGCGCAATACTATCGTTACAAGCATAAGGCAGATGTTGCCGACAAACAGGCTGCTGCAAAGATAGGTGATAAATGGACGGCTTTGCGTGAGAAGATAGACGGCACGGATAATGCGCGCATGGCACAGGTTGTTTCGGAAATCATTGATAGCAAAGATTTAAGTTATCGACAGACGAATGCCGCTCTGAATTATGTGCGTAACCTAACGAAGATGCGCGGCTTTAATATCGCCGAGGCAAATAATGCTAATGAGATAGCTAATGCTCCGCAGCAAACAAAATCGGTTAACGAAAGCTATGGTAAGGGTTATGACACCACAATGCCTCAGGATATGAATGCCACACGTAATATGTTGGACTTGCGCCGTGCTAAGGTAGCAAAGCAGTTAGGTGTGACGGAAGACGAGGTAGATAAGGTGTTGGGTAACCCACAGGTATATATTGCAGAACAACAGAAACAAGGTAATGAAGAAAAAGCCAAGGTTGTCGCTGACTATGCTAATGCGAAGTCGGCCTATGATGGAATGATCCAGCGTGTTCGTGATGATATTGATGCACAGGTAACAGCCAGCAATGATGCTCTTGATGCACAAACGAACCTAAAGACGGGCGTTATCCAGCCAGCAACGATGAAAGTGGATGACAGGCAGGTGTACGTAGTTAACGGTCGTATCGCTTTGCGTGAGGATGACACGATTGATACAGAACAATCCGATAAGTCGGTTGTTGTCCGTGATGCAGAGACAGGCAAAGAAGAGCAGGTGTCTCCACAAGCTATCTTTAAATTGGGTGAAGCTACTCCAGCAGCACAGGCAAAGGAGGCGGCAGCACAGCAGATAAGACAATCGTATGCAGAGGAGCAGTCGAACCATATCGATGGTGTACTCCCGTTCTTGCAGGGCGACACTTACTCTGTGTTGGGCAAAGATGGCACGGCACACTCTGTGCAAGTGATTGGTGATGCTGTGGACGAACGGCAACAACCTGTATCGGGCTCTGTGATGGTGAGCGTTGATGGCGGCACAGCTGTGTCTATGCCTAAGGAGCATGTGCAGGCCATGAGTGATGCTTTTGATATGCAGCAGGTTGCTCTGCAAGATGAGGCACAGGTACATCCACAACCTACGAAGCAGTATGAACTCAACGAAGAACTAACATTGCGTGGTGAGAACGGAGAGCCTATCCAAGCCTCTATCACAGCTGTTCCGTATGGTGAAGGTAAATATGAAGTGGCTACCGACCAGCCTATAGCAGGCAAGCGTGTGAACATCTTTACTGCAGAGGAACTTGCTCAAATGGATATGAACCATGACAATGTGCAAGGTGAAGTGGAAGCTCATAACGAAGAAGATGGGCAAGTGCAAGCAGGTGGTACTGATGGCGTATCAGATACACCTGTTGCAGGTGAGGGTAGTAAGGGTTTGACTGGTGGTGCACAAGCAGAGAAAAGGGAACCGATGCCTATGGTTGGTGCAGGTATAGATGCCGAGCCTGACTTCTCGCAAGTTACCCCAACGCGTGCACATGCCTATATCTATGAAGAGGCAGGGCTAACGAAAGAGGAAGCAAACGCTTTTGTTGCAGCTAATTTGAAACAGGCTAATGATGTGCTGAGTAGAGTAGAGAAGAAGAAGCCAGTTATGGGGTTGAGCATGGCGAAATATCGTCAGCAGCAAGCTATCTACAGCCAACAAGTAGAAGAAGCCCAAGCCTCTGTAGACTATTGGCGTGCTGTAAAGGGCGCACAAGATAAGATTAATGCCGAAGAGAACCAGCGCCTTGCCGCTCAACAGGCAGAAGACACGCGACGTGCACAGGCCGAAGAGAGAGAACGGCAGCAACAGGTATTGCAGAAAGAAGCCGAAGAGGCAGCCCGAGGGGCACATCGTGTTGCTCCTGCTATTCGCGAACGATGGGATAATGCTCCAAAGATTGATGGCGTGTCTAATGAGATAGTGTTGCCTAATGGTGAAAAGGTGAGTGGTCACTACGTGTTAACGGAGAGTGGCGCTGCCAGTGCTTCACATAATGCCACGGCGGAGTTTGCAAAGACGGATGGTTTTCCCACCGATGAGAATGGGCAGAGTGTTAATGACAGAGATTACGAGCGTGATAAAGATGCGCAACGTGTTACTCGTCAGATAGCCAGTGCATACGATAGTCGTGCTTTGCAAACACCCGTTGTGGTGAGCCAAGATGGTGTGGTGCTGTCGGGCAATGGTCGTACGATGGCAGGCGAGCTTGCAGCAGCGAATAATAGCGATGGTGCTTATATTGATTATTTGCGCCACTATCCACAGCAGTATGGTTTTACTCCCGAGCAGGTGAGCAGCATGCAGCATCCGCGTGTGGTGTTTGTCCCTGATATGGAGATGCCTTATAACGCAGAGACGTTCGCGAAGTTTAATCAGCAGGAGATGAAAGGGCAAAGCAAGACCGAACAGGCTGTAAAGTTGGGCAAGGTTGTTGATGACACTACGTTTAGCCGTATTACGCGTTCTATTAATAGCTATGACACCTTGGGCGAGTTTTATGCAGATACACATGCTACACGTGAGGCTGTAAAAGAACTGCAGCGTGCTGGTATTGTTAGTCATGCCCAGGTGGCAGAGCTTTTTGATGGAGAGGGTTTGTCGGCACAAGGAAAAGAAGTGTTGGAGAATATGCTTATTGGTAAAGCCTTTGAGAGTAACCCAGATGCTGTTAGAGAGATTACCGCTTACAAGAGTGTTAGGCAGACGATTATCACAGCATTGGCTGAGATTGTGAATAACAAGTCGTTGGGTGTGGACTATAGTCTTGAAACAGAGTTGTCTCAGGCTATCGACTTGGTTTATAAGGCTCGTAAGGCAGGTCAAAAGTCGGGCGAGCGAGTAAGTGCTTTTGCTCGCCAGCAAAATATCTTCACCTTTGATGAGGGCGATACGGTGGCAGACTACACCAATGCAACGATGTTGATGCTCTCTGATGTGCTGAACGATACTCGTAGCACGCAGTTAAAGAAGATACTTGCTGTTTACAACCAAAATGCAGCCGACAGTGCCGCTGGTCAGCTTGATGTATTCAGTGGCGGCGTGAAGGACAAGGAGAATATTTGGAATGAAGTTAAACAATTAATAGATTATGGAACAGAAGAAGAGCAACAACAAGCTATCAACGACGCAACCGAACGCCGAAAGGCGCGCATTCAGGAAGATGAGCCTACTGGCAGCAGTGGTGAAGAGAACCGAGGAATAGATGAGGGAGGCTACACCCTTAGCGATAAAAGAGCCTACAACGGGGAATATTTTTATCAGGATATCAATGGGAATATTGATTTAGCAGATATCCCCAGTGCCATATTCGTGGCCATAGGTAAACCAAAGGCTCCATTCAGACTAACCCCATCTATGCTGGAACATGTGTTTAATAGACATGGTAAAGAAATGGGGTTGTCGCAAGCTGACGATGCTATTGATTTCGTTTTAGATGTCATGGATAACTTTGATCATGTGCGTCAAGGTGATAAGGGGGCAATTGTATTCTCTATAGAGAATGGAAGAAGCCGTACTGGTAGGCGTGCTGTTACAATTCTTTTAGATTCGAGAAGTGGTGAATATTATGGTATCAAGACATCGGGTTATGAGCGAATAGAAGGCTTAACAAAACGACCACTGCTTTGGGAGAAGGGCGCGATTGAAACTTCTACTACAGGTGTTGCTCCTGCAAATGTTACCACCGAGCAAGCCCAACAAGGCAACGAGCTGACTGGCAGCGCATCAAACCAAAGCCGTGGTTCTGCCGGCAAAGATAGCAAACAAATAGATACGAAGCAAGAAAACGGGCAAGAAAATTTGCAAGACAAGGAAATTCAGGGTTTAGAGGGATATTCTGAGACTGAACTCAAAGATATGTTCCGTGGTGATGTTGAAGCCATGTTGGAAGAGGCAGGTATCGAAGACATAACGATAGATGATATTGCTATCCATGGCAGTCGTGCTCGTGGTACAGCTAAGCCCCATTCTGACTTGGATGTCGTTGTGGCGTATTCGGGTGACCTACGTGAGGACGATTTCTTCAATTTATTACATGAAGAGCCACACGAGATTAATGGTATCACTATAGACTTTAATCCTATTCGCGAGGAAGAGAGCGGTAGTTTAAAAGAATATATGCAACGCTCAAAGGCTTATGATGAGCAGCAGTTGAAACGAGAGGCTGAGGAGGCTAAAGTTGATACTAACCCAACGGAAAAGCAAAAGGAAGCAGGTAACTACAAGAAAGGACATATCAAGGTAGATGGGCTTGACATAACCATAGAACAACCTAAGGGGAGTGTAAGACGTGGGACAGATGCTAATGGTAAAGAATGGGAAACAGAAATGCACAATACCTATGGATATATAAAAGGTACGGAGGGCGTAGATGGTGACCATATCGACATCTTCTTATCTGATAATCCTACAGAGGGGAATGTGTATGTTGTAGACCAGGTGAATAAAGATGGCTCTTTTGATGAGCACAAGGTTATGTATGGTTTCCCTAATGTGGAAAGTGCAAAGCAAGCGTACCTTTCAAACTATGAAGATGGCTGGCAAGGTTTAGGCAATATTACAGAGGTTAGCAAAGAAGATTTCAAAAAATGGATTAACAGCAGTAAGCGAAAGACTAAGCCTTTTGCAGAATATAAGGATATAAAATCAAACGATGATGTACGCGCTAAAAAGGCGGCTGAGGAAGGTAATGCACATAATTCAGGAGAAGCTATGCGTAATGATATTGACAGCAAAGAAAAAAATGCTGGAAATCAAGATATTACAAAAGGAGCGGAGATTGAAAGCAAAGAAGACCATTACGGGCTAAATTCATTGGAGAAAGAGTCATCTAATGCTCTTCGGTCGTTACTTGACGATATTCAACAGAAGCTTAAAGATTACGAAGATAATCGGATAGATTTTAAAGAATACCAAAGTGCTATTGATGCGTTTAGACGTTTCATCTCTCAATTTGATTTGCCTACCTTAGAGGCGTTGACGAAACGTGATTTGGATTATAGTGTAAGAAGCGCTGTAGAAGAAGCTATTGGAGACAAGAAGCTCATAACCGTCTTTGATTATCTTCTCAACCAAGCTACAGACCCACAGGACGCTGTAACACCTGTTATAGATAAAGGCAAGAAGCCTATTGGTGCTGATGCTTTTGTCTTGGAAGATAAAAAGGAGGCTGAAACGCGCCCCATTCTGACAGGCATTTATCATGATGGTGGTTATATCGTGGGTACGGATGGTAAGATTTTATTGGCATACAAGGCAAAATATTCCCCATCCTTAGAGAAAAAAGTTACGGACAAGAAAGGAAAAGTAATAGATGGCCAATACCCAAATTGGCGTGGAGTTGTTGAGAACCATGCAAATATTCCTGCAGGTGTTTCTATTGCTCCATTTCATGCTTTTGTTCGTGGTGCAATAGATATGTTGGGTGGGATGAAAGCTCGTAAGAAATGGTCTGATTATAGCAAGGTTCTTTTTAGGGATAGCCACGGCACAGTACGTAGTTATAGGCTTGCTGTGCTTGATAAATTTCTTAGTGGTGCAGAAAGTATTGGTGCTACCGATATTTTTGTTGACGAGTATGGGCGCTTGTTGGCTCACACCGCTGTTGGCGATGTTATTGCAGTACCTCTCTATCTGACTAAGACACCGACAGAAGACCTCATCCATCCTTCTTTGGATTTTATCTATACCACAAATGGCGGTGTCCGATTAACTTTGGATGGTTGGGATATAAAGCGCCAGTTGCCAGCGTTGCAACAAAGTACGGATGCATTAATAAATAATACTCCAGCAAAGCAGCTGGCTACTAAGGCTGTGTTGCATGCTTTAGATAAATCTGGCATAGAAGTGTCTGTTGTGGATGATGAGACAGCTAAACGTCTGTTGGATTTAGACGATGATGCAGAGCTACAAATCGTTTATCATGGCAGTGGTTCCAAGTTTAATAACTTCGACCATTCGCATATGGGAGAGGGAGAGGGTGGACAGGCATACGGCTGGGGCAGTTATGTAACCGAGGTGAAAGATATCGGTAGAACCTATGCCGCAGGAAATGGCAAAATAAAATTCAGAGGCTTTGTTTTGGAAGCGATGCATAGCCTTGAAGTGAAAGAGCATTTTAGCGGAGCTGAAAGAAAAGTATTGAACTTTCTATATAAGTGGATTAAAAGGTCTGATAATGCAACAACCGCCATTGAAAAGGCCAAGAAATGGGCGAGCAATGAATATGAAAAATATTCAGGTAGAATGAATTGGAGCGACCAGGACTATAAGGATTATTTTGGAGCCATCAGCAAGAAAGATGTGCGCGAATGGCGCAAGGAGATGAAAGAGAAAGAGGAAAATGCTCAGCAGATGTTGTCGTTTATTGAGACACTTTCCGTTGATGATTTCTCACTTCCTCAAAGACATCTCTATACTGTGGATATTCCCGATGATACAGGTAGTAATTATCTGAGTTGGGAACAACCTATGAGTGAGAAGCAGTTGGACACCATTGAGGAATATTTGAAAGAAAACTATCGTGCAAATCGTATCAAGATTTTTACTGATGGTATTGCTAAGAGTAATAGTTCTAATGCACAAGAGGTAGATGCGTTTACTCGGCAGGGCGAAAATATCTATCATTTGCTTGAACATACCATAGGTGATGATAAAAGCGTAAGTGAGATGCTTGGTTCACTTGGCTATACTGGCATATCTTATCCAGCGCAGTATCAGAGTGGCGGCAGAGCAGACAATGCGCGTAACTATGTTATCTTTAATGAAAAAGACTTGAAGATAACAGACCACATTCAATTCATGCGCACTCCACAAGGCATCGTTTACGGCTGGATGGCCAATGGCAAAATCTATCTCACCAAAGCAGGGCTGAACCCCGAGACTCCTGTGCACGAGTATACCCACTTGTGGGCAGAAGCAATGATGGCTCGTAATAAGGAGGGTTGGAGTAACATTAAATCATTACTGAAAGATAGCCCTGTGTGGGACGAGGTTGTTAATGATCCTAATTATTCTAACATCAAAAATAATGAGGATGCTGTGGCAAGTGAAGTTCTTAGTCGCATCAGTGGTAGGAAGAACGCTGCAAAGATGGAAGAAGAAGCACAGAAGGCTATTGATGATGCTAACGGTGTGTTTGAGAAAGCAAAGGCTACCGCTTTACTCCTCAATATGAAGAAAGCCCTCAAGCAATTTTGGCACTGGGTAGGTAAGAACGTGTTCGACATCAAAGACTTTAAAAATATTGACGAAGTTGCAGATAGAGTTCTGTATGACTTGCTAAACAAGACAAAGCTAACAGAAGAGGACAAAGATGAAATAGCAAAAAGCGACCCGCGCTTTCAAATAGTTGACACCGATTTATTTGATGAGGAAAGGGATATTGTAGCGAATGCCAAGATGAATGGAACCTACATGAAAGCCCCCAATGGAAAGCCTACCAATCTTAACGAGAAGCAATGGGCGCAGGTGAGAACTAAGGCCTTTAAAGATTGGTTTGGAGACTGGGAAAAGGCTGCACGCATAGAGAAGTTGCGTAGGAGCAAAGCTGTGAAGATTACGGAAGCAGACTATGGTGGCAAGTATGATTTGACACGCAACAGCGCAAAGCAATGGGCGAAAGACAACGTCAGAGGAGAATATACAATTGCCGATACAGGGGAAAAAGTAAATGTTTCCAAAGTAAGTATCAACGAAGTCCTCTCTCATGGTGAGAGAGACGCTGCTCATCTTAAATCAATTTCATCTATTGGCAAGTTGCTGCATAATGCAATCTTCATTACAGAGACACCTAATGCAAAAGACAATGACAAGTACGAAAGCTATCGCTATTATGTTGTAGGAATTAAGATTGACGGTGTAAATTACACGGCTAAACTTGTTATTGGTGTAAAGAATGGTAAGACTTATTACGACCACAGATTGACTCAAATAGAAAAAGGCTCATTGCTGGACAGCCTTAACGGATTATCAAACTCCGTAGCTGAAAAGCAACAAACCTCTTTCACAGGCAAAGATAGCAAGTTACTTTCAATTCTCCAAACAAATTCATCTAAAGTTGTAGATGAGAACGGAGAGCCAATGGTGGTGTATCATGGTTCGAATAATGAATTTACTCAATTCGATACGGCAAGAATAGGCAGTAGCACTGGAACGTCAGACGGAAGAGGCTTTTATTTCACGACAGACAAGAACTATGCCAACTCTTTTAGTAAGGATAGTAATGTTATGGATGTGTTCCTTAATATAACTAATCCTTTGAGTTTAAAAGAAAAGACAATAACAAAAGGGCAGCTATTCGATATCATAAAGCGTATAGATGAAAAGGAATTTGCTGCCGATGGCGAACATTGGCTCGTATCTAATTATGGCAATTATTATGATATAGGTATAGATGGGGCAATAAAAGAGGCAGTAGAAAACGAATATCCATATTCAGACAATGATGTTGAACTTGTAAATTCTTTAATTTCGGCAAGTGGTGACTTCAAAAAGGTTGTCGACTCTGTTTATGAGACTACAGGTAAATCTGGTGAGATTGTGCCAAAGGATAATGGTACTATCCATTATGTGGTAACTTCCCCTAATCAAATCAAGAGTGCAACAAACAACAATGGCCATTTCTCGGTCGCTGAGGATGATATTCGTTACCGTGCCTTTGGTGGTAATAGTGGCTACGTGGGATACTCGATGAGCAAGCGTGCAGCCCGTGCTCGAAATGAGGGTCGTTATCCTAAGGGTGATTTTAAGAAAGAGTACCACTTGACCGAAAAGGCATTTGAGGTGTTAGATGATATCGGTATGATAGACCGCGGCGAGTGGCACCATACGAGTATGTATGGTAACCGCACGAAGTTCTATGGTTGGGCTAAGCCTTGGATGGCTGATGCTTATATGGAGAATAAGTCAGCTATAGATAAGTTGGCTCGTGAGGTAGGCGTGAACAATGATGATGCTATAGAGCAATTGATGGAGGATAGTAAGGCTCACCAAGCCTATCTTGTCGAAGAGGAAGGTGAACGACGTAAGCAGGAGACGGCTGCTCTTTTGAATGCTTTACACAAAGAATATGAGCAGGAAATGTCTAAGCTTATTCCTAAAGAGATAGCAGTCTCTAATGGTGTTATTGTGCATACAGATGAGAAAGATTGGTATGCTACGAAAGATGGTGTTCGCTTATCTAAGCGTAATGGCAAAGAACTTCGTAATGCCGCTCTCGAAGAGGCAAAAGAACTATCGAAGCCTAACGTAACATTTGAGGACTGGCTATCAAAGCGTGAGCATAACGAGTTGCAGTCTGTTAACAAGGCATTCAACGAAGCGTTGGATGAGTTGACGGCAGAAAATGCTCAGCAGAGCCGTTTAGAGTTAGGCAATCCATCAGTAGAACTTCTCTCTGTCGGCGTGCCTAATAAACCTGTTATCCTATATGGAAATAAGTTGTTAAAAAAATCCCGTTTGCATGGGTTTGCCTTAGAAGCATTACACGATTTGCCCCTTGCAATACAACACCCTATTGCTATTTTCCAAGGTAGCCATCCCGATAGCTTTGCCACTTTGCTTTCATTGCAATTAAATGGGCATCATGTATTGGCCAGTATCGAGATTAATAAAAAAGGTGAGGCTGATTTTAATATTATATCTTCTGTTTTTGGCAAGGAGGATAAGGGCGTTGTTAAATGGATATTAGATGGTAAGCTCTTACGTGTAGACAAAGAAAAAGCTCAAACCTACATAAGCGCTTCCGCTCTCCATGCGGATGCCACATATAAGAATGAGCTTACTTCTGCTGCAAAGATAGTAGAAAGTTTTGATAACCCAAGCATAGAGGTTGAAAATTTGCGCGATGGCGATGATATTTCTTATGATGATGCTACATTGAGCGTGCATAACGACCCTTATGTTAAGATGTTGGGGCATGGCGTTCGTAGCAAGGAGCAACAACGGCAGTTTGCAGAACGAGAGCGGCATCGTATGGTGGATCGCGTAAGAGAACTTGCAGACCATTTACATTTGAATGATGTTGAAGTCGTTACAGATAGTAAAGCTTTGAGTGGCAAGCGCGCAACGGCCAAAGGTTTTTACAACACAGCGACAGGAAAAATAACGATTGTTATACCAAACCATCATAGTATAGAAGATGTTGAGCAAACATTGTTACACGAGGCAGTGGCACACTATGGGCTACGTAGATTATTTGGTGAGCGCTTTGATACATTCTTGGATAATGTATATGAGAATGCACATCCACATGTGCGTAGTCGTATTGACGCATTGGCTTATAAACACGATTGGAATACTCGTACGGCAACGGAGGAGTATTTAGCAAGTTTGGCTGAAAATACAAATTTTGAACAGCTGCCTGATGATTTTTGGCACAAGATAAAAGACTGGTTCTTACAGATGCTTCGTAGTATTGGTTTGAAGAATTGGACTATAGACCACTATCTTACAGACAATGAACTTCGTTATTTGTTGTGGCGTAGTTATGAGAATTTATCAGAGCCAGGACGCTATCGCAATGTCTTTGCAGAAGCTGCTGATATCGCAAAACAACATGTTTTAAAGGTTGGCAACTATGCTACGCATGGCATTCGTGGAGAGGCCGCTGCTGACATGGTGATAGGGCGCTCTAAAGATAACACTGTTTTATATCGTGGAGCAAAAGATAGCGAGCCTGTTCGCACAGCTAAGGAAATCTATGAGGCTGCAGTGACAGATGCTGGTGATGCCAGTCTTATCGGAGCTTTGGCCCGTATGCTTTATAAATGGGACAGTGATGGGCAAAAGAAATGGTTTAGCCGTGAAGCTCGTGAGGAATTTAAACATAAGTTCTCAGAGAGTTATTTTGATTTTTCCCGAAGTATTAAGCAATTACAAGATGCGATACAGGAGAGTTTGGATGTTAAGTTGGCAGGCTTTGAGGATGTTTGGCGCAGTTTGAATGCCAAAGGTAGTGTTGACGCACAAGAAGTAAACTTGGCTATGTTGCGTTATGTAATGCCGCTTTCAGAGTATTTGGGTGAGATGACCAAGGACAAACAGATGGATGGTAAAGCCTTAAACGAGGACGATGTCGAACGATACATGAATGCCGTGCATGGTATTGAACGTAACTCTGTGCTGCAGGAACGCGAGTTTAAGAAAGACTTGTTGGCTAAGCTGAAACGGCAGGGCTACACTCCCGAAGAGCGCGAGATGATTGCCGAGGGTGAGTTGATTAACCGCCGCAATGGAAAAGGCGATGTTGAATTTGACGATCTTTGGAATGATACTCGCATAGACTATTCGGGCTTGACCGCATTGTTTGGAGACCAAGTAGAAGATGTTGGCGATGTGGATGCTTTAGAAGCAGCTGCTCACCAGTATGCCACAGCATTTGAAGCGGTTGTCGGCAAGGAACAAACAGAAAAGATGTGGGAGTTAGTCAATGCGTTGAATAGTTTCTCTTTGCGCAAGTCTTATTTAAGCGGCCTTATTAGTAAGTCGCAATATGACGATGTACAAAAGATGTACAATCTTTATGTGCCACTACGTGGCTGGCATGATAACTATGCTGGTGATGTTTACCAATACATCTCTCGTGGTGACAATGGTGGTGCGATGCAAAAGGTGTTGAAGAAAGCTAAAGGAAGAAAGAGCCGTGCCGGTAACATCTTGGGTACGATGGCAGCCATGGCGAATAGCGCTATTACACAAGGTAATAAAAACTTGGTGGCTCAGAAGTTTATGAACTTGGCTTTGAACTATGGTGATAAGAGCGGTTTATTGATGGTTGGGCAACAGTGGTACGAAGAGAATGCTGATGGAGAGCTTGTTCCATTGCATCCGAACCTTACAGACGGAATGACTATTGAACAGCAACGCGACGAGATTGAGCGTTTCGAAAGGAGTATGATCGAGAAAGAGGCAGATGGAAAAGCCAAGGTGATGCGTAAGACTTTTGGAAAGGAACTACCTCTGCATTTGTCGCAATGGGAAGAGCAGGAACATTGTGTTCGCGTGTTGCGTAATGGTGTGGAATATATGGTTTATGTGCTGGGCAACCCTCGTGCCGCACAAGCTTTTAATGGACTACTGAATAATCGTTCTGAGGTTAGCAGTATTGGTAAGGCTATTGGCGCTTGGATGCGCCTTAAAGCTACGATGCAGACGAGCCTTAGCCCTGAGTTTATATTGAGTAACTTCCAGCGTGACTTGCTGACGGCTCAGACAGGGACGTATGTGAAGTTTGGAGGTAGGGCTGCATGGGCTTTTAATCGTAACCTGCGAAGTGTGTTACCCATTGGTGGTGTTACAAATGGGCACATGGGAGGTATTTTTACCCTATTGAAAAAATATGAGGCAGGGACACTTAATAAGAATGACGATGTAGAACGAATGTTTGATGAGTTTGTGCGCAATGGCGGCATGACAGGTGTCAGTGTAATAGAGGGTGTTGATGACTACCAACGCAAGGCGAAGAAGTTGATGGCTCGCGTACATCGCGGCCGTTTGGACACACCCCGTCAAGCGCTACAGGGTTTAGCAGACGCAGTGGAGTTTGTTAATAGCGGTATTGAGAATGCTACTCGTTTTGCAGCTTATATGACAAGCCGAGAGACTCTTGGAAAAGAGATTGCAGAGAGTGTGTTTGATGCCAAAGAGGCGAGTGTGAACTTTAATATGAAAGGTAGTGGTGCATGGGGAAACCTGTGGATGCGCAGGTATATCATGTATGCGAACCCAGCTTTGCAATCCTTGCGTATGTTGGGCACATTGTACGATGCGAGCCCTAAGCGTTTTATGCAAGCCTTTGGTGTGATCATGGCAGCGAGCATCGGAACGGCACTCTTGTGGTCGATGGTCGGCGGAGGTGATGGTGACGGCGATGACAACGATTGGTATAAGCTGAGCGAATGGAATAGGTATAACTATATTAATATCCGCGCAGGTGGCGGTTATGCTCACTGGAGCCTGCCACAGGAGTTTAGGCCTGTTTGGGCTATTGGACAGATAGTTTTTGACTGGAGTAATGGGATGGTAACCAAGGAACGTGCCATCAGTTCCATGCTTGTACAGCTGAATAACCTTAGCCCGATGGCATTCTTTGCAGGTGGGTCAGATAGTAAGGACAGTTATTGGGAAACTGCTATCAGAGCTTTTACTCCTACGATAATGGCTGATTTTATTGATGCTTACGGCTGGAATGAGAACTTCTTAGGACAGCCCATCACCAATCAGACGGACTGGAATAAAGATGCTCCCGAGTATCAGCGTGCAGGAAAGAATACTCCACAGTGGGCTGTGAATATAAGTGAGAAATGGAACGATGTCACTGGTGGTGCGCCGAACCGTAAGAGTTGGTTTGATAGTAAATATCTCAATCCGAGTGCTGTGTATTACATCTTACAACAACAGGTCGGAGGTATGGGTACTATGGTTACCAAACTCAGCAAGGCTGTGGAGCAGTATAACGACCCCAACGAAGACGTAGAAGCCAAGAATATTCCATTTGTATCGAAGTTATGGGTATCAACAGATGACAAGTCCTCTAAGAACCGTGTGATAGACGATAAATTTTGGATGATTTATAATGATTGGAACTTGGTCGACTACGAGATTAAACATAACAAGGCGAGTGTTGATAATGGAACGATGACACTTGAAGCACTTGCTTCTCGTATGGATGCGATGATGAAAGATGGTGACTATCAGCGTTGGGCAAGTCTTCAATCTTTAATGAAAGATTATAATAAGCTAAAGCGTGCGAAGAAAGATGGTCAGCTCGTTGATGATCAAATGGATGCGTTGAAACGCCAAGTCGTCATGCTTGTAGAACAGCAAGGAAACGTGGAACGAAAAGAATAGTTAAACCATATAGGGGATAAGCTTAATCTATCTTTGCATTTAAAATAGTAGAGATAGCTTAGCTATCCTTTATAAATTAGGAAGAGATATGCATACAGTTACAGAACGAAGAGAGAAGTTAATCCCGATGAGCCGCATTGCTCCCAATGATGCTAAGGAGATGGATAGTGTTCTTTCTCAGCAATCATCATTTGGGGAACGTCGTGCATTTGACGTGCTGATGGAGGCGCAACACTATTGGAACCAAATGGATAGGTTTCGAAAGGACAGAGAACGTAATAAGCGTTACACATACGGCGAGCAGTGGGGTGACAAGGTTTGTATTGATGGCAAGCAGATAACAGAGGAGGAATACATCAAACGCCAGGGGAACGTTCCTTTGAAAAACAACCTCATTCGGCGTTTGGTTCGTAATGTGTTGGGCGTTTATCGCTCGCAGTCAAAAGAACCTACCTGTACAGCCCGTGACAGGGATGAGCAAAAGTTGGGTGAGACGATGTCGACCATCTTGCAGTGTAACATGCAGCTTAACCGTATGAGTGAGGTTTATGCACGCACGATGGAGGAGTTTTTGATTTCGGGCTTTGTGGTACATCGTAAGAGCTTTGGCTGGCGCAATGGTAAGGAAGATTGTTGGACAGATTATGTTCAGCCGAATAATTTCTTTATCGACAATAACATGCGCGACTTTCGCGGCTGGGATGTGAGTGTGTTAGGTGAGGTGCACGATGTGAGCTTTGGTCAGCTATGTGAGCAGTTTGCTACTTGTCCCGAAGACTTTCAGCGTTTGCGGCAGATTTACACCTTAGCGTCTCGCCGTGAATACCTTTCGAGCTTTGCCGAGCATTTTGGTTATAGCCGTCTGAACAACTATGATTTTCTATTTACCACTGACCCTGACAGGTGTAGGGTAATTGAGGTGTGGCGCAAGGAACAGAAGCCGCGCTATCGTTGCCATGATTATTTGAATGGTGATATCTACAAGATTGATGTTGAGGACTTTCATAAAGAAGTGACGGCTGTTAACGAGGCGCGTATCGAGCAAGCACGTGAGAGTGGTATGGATTTAGAGGATGTTCCTTTAGTGAAGGCTACTTGGTTTATGGATGACTATTGGTATTTTTACTACCTTACCCCCTTCGGGGATATCTTAAAAGAGGGGGAAACCCCTTTTGAGCATCGCAGCCACCCCTATGTGTTTAAGGCTTATCCTTTCATTGATGGTGAGATACATTCATTTGTCAGTGACGTTATTGACCAGCAGCGTTATACTAATAGACTGGTGACGATGTACGACTGGATTATGCGTGCGAGTGCTAAGGGCGTATTGCTGATGCCCGAAGATTGTTTGCCAGCAGGTGTAAGTATGGAAGATATTGCTGAGAGCTGGGCGGAGTTTAATGGTGTGATAGTTTACAAGCCGAGTACTTCGGGACAGTTACCTCACCAAGTAGCAAACAATTCGACGAATATAGGCATTCAAGAGCTGTTGAATTTGCAGTTAAAGTTCTTTGAAGATATTTCGGGTGTTAATGGTGCGTTGCAAGGTAAGCCTGGGTTTAGTGGGCAGAGTGCATCGATGTATAGCCAACAGACACAGAATGCAACGACATCACTATTAGACTTATTGGAGAGCTTTACTTATTTTGTTGAAGACGGCGCTTATAAAGATGTGAAGAATTTCCAGCAATTCTATGACGGAAAGCGCGTGTTTAACATTGCTGGTAAGAATGGTGCTCAGATAGAGTATGATCCACAGAAGATTAGGGATGTTGAGTTTGACTTATCTATTTCTGAGAGTACGACAACGCCAGCTTATCGTATGTTAGCTAACGACTTCTTGATGCAGCTATGGCAAGCACAGGCTATCAGCGTGGAGCAGTTGTTGGAATACGGTAACTTCCCCTTTGCCGATGAGCTGTTACAGAGTTTGCAATCTCAAAAGGAGCAGTTGGAACAAGGTCAAGCGCCTGATGGGGTTTCTCCTGCTTTATTGAAACAGGCACAGCAGGGTGCAAACATGGATGCTGTGGCGCAACTACATCAGGCGATGAAAGGTGGTGGGGAATAATTTTTCTCGCTTGTATTAACATTTTCGGTAGCCCCCACTTATTATTGAGGCTGCCGATTTTTATGTATATTACTTTACTTGCTTATGCTCTTTCTTGTATTGTATTTTGTCAACGGGTCATAGGTGAGTGTTGCAATGCCATCGAGGTTTTCTTGATGGGCTTTATACTTTTTGGGCGTACCAGTCATAATATTGTTGTTTCTTGAGTTTGATAATTTCTTTTGTATAAGTTCCCTTATTGTCGCGATAAGATGTGGCGTAGAAGCATTCCCTGTTGAGAGCGTATATTGTAGCTTGTGGCGTGATATAACCTTTCCGCTTTAGTTTGCGAAAGTTTCTACGGTCGAGGATGATGAGTGTTTTCTTTCGCCCAGCCATAGGCATAACGTAGTAACGTTCGCCGTCTTTAGCATGTTGTTCTTCGGCTTTCCTTACTGCTTCTGTGTAGCGTAGATACGCTTTTGCTTTCTTAAAAATATTCATACGTTTTATTTATTATTATTGTGTTAATAATCTGTTTGCTATATTGTTGCAGCCGAGATGGTCTTGGTACGTCGTGGAGATAGTCTATCTGTTCGCTTGACAATTTTTGGCAACTCCATTTCAAAGAAACAGATGTGCAGGCCAATAGCACGTGTCATCAGTAGGTCGTCGTGTTTGCCAATGATTGCCCCATACGCACCATTCTTTTTTCTTTCGTAACAGAGATATTCGTCTAAGCATCGTTCGTCACGTTCGGTATATAGATGTTCACGCACCACTTTGATGAGTGTAGAGATAATCATTGGTTTTGTAGCCACGTTGGTATGGAAGCCATACTTGCGCGGTAAGCCCTCTCTGATTTCATCTTCTGTCTGTTTGCGTGCATAGAGATTTGGATAAACGCCTTTTATCTGATTGAGGATGAAGTGCGAGAGATCACCATCAACCTGTCGCTCTTTGTCGTGTGTCTCAAGCGTATTGCTTTCTATTACCAGTAGTGAATTATTGTAGAACGCTGCTATCTGTGCTGCTTTCCACGAGAGAATATCCATATCAATATGCCCATACCATTGTGCTACGACTTGTGGTCTACCGCCATCTATCATAAATAGGCGGTCAATGACCAATATTACAGACCAGTCAGCTTTGTTGGAGCGTCCGCCAATATCTACTATGGTTATATACCTATTGGTAACGACCTCATCTGTATCGTGCTCGGGCAAATCCCATATCCAAAGCCGTCCTTGCGTGTCGTTGGTGAAGCGTAGGTTCTTGAGAGCATTTTCGCCCTCGTCACCATCGGCATAAACTTCACCTATGTATTTTGGTGGTTTGCATGATGGGCGGAAGTCTTCTATCTTGTATCTATCAAACACCCTTTCTCCTGAGTGTGCAAAGGCCTCAATGTCGTCGGATGGATATTCGGAAGCCATTAATGCGTGTTCGTTGTATTTCTTTCGCTCTTCAATGTACCAGTGTATGGCTTCAAGTGTAGCTCCCCTCTCCCATAGCCACCACAGATATTGTCCCGTTTCCTCTCTATCGGAGAGTGCGTTGCTATTGTTCTTGTTTTTCCACAACCAAACGGCGAAGTCTGCGCGCTGATCTTCGTTGTCGAAAGGTAGACTGTATTGCTCTATATCGTACCATGCTACGAACATTGCTTCGAATTGTGATTGTCCTCTTTTTGCTGCATCGTATTCGCGTTGGAAGAAATTGCCAGTCCCATTAGCCGTGCTCTCGTATATAATCATCGTATAGGGCATGAATAGTACACCCGAGCATGCTGAGCGCACGATGTCTTCAGGTTTCTTTCCATCTGTTGTTTTCCACAATCCCACTTCTGATAGGTGCACGAGATTATAGTCACCACCACGGCAACCATCGGGTCGCTCAGCCGTACCAATTTTTATTTTGCAGTTTCGCTGTGGAACTGTATATATTGCTCCGGAGTGGCCTACGCCAACCAGCTTGGGTTCGTTTTCTTTGTAGGTGTCTCCGAGTTTATGCAACATCTTAATAGGATATTCTTTAATCATTTTGTCGAACATCCCTTTGATTTCGTCAGATGCTGTTCCCTGATGTGCAATGATGAGCGAGTTTAACCCAACCTTGTGGATGAGCTGCAACCATGCCATGTAGATTTGTGAAGTCGTAGAGCCTCCCCATTGTCGTGCTTTTAATAGGACAATACGAATAGGTTTGTTTGCTTTCCGTAGCTTTTCTAACCTCTCTACAAATTTACGTTGTGGACGTGTTAAGCGGAAGAGGATATCCTCACCGCCTCCTTTGTTTTTGATGTAGACATAGAATGCAGCCCAAAATTGGAAGTCGTATTTACATCTTAATCGTATGACTTGCTCAATGACCTTTTGTCTATCTTCGGGTGTGTATTTTACTTGTAATGTTTCTTCTAAGAAGTTTTTGATTGTCCCAGCCTCTATGATTTGTTTTATCAGTGGTACGCGTAACATCTCTAAAGGGAGGTATTGCGTTTTGATAGGGAAGTCTCCAATATAGACTTCCTTTCTATCTCCAACGGCTCTTAAACCTGTAATAGGGTTGACGCACTCATAGATGATGCGATTTCGCTCGTCGTTTACTTTTATGATATTCTCTGCTTCTTTATTCACCTTCTTATCGGCTTATTTAAAATTGCGTATGCCATACCACAAGTGTAAGCATAGAGGTGTACCCATGGGTTTGTCATGGTTGAGAAAAAGAAACCCAACGTCAGCGAAGATAGTATCCATGCTTGGAAGTAAATCTTTCGTCCAACTTCGAAGCTGATAGAGGCCAATAAGAAGAAAAGCATTGCTGATAGTCCTACGGTTGGTTTATCTTGATAATGTACGAGATGTGCCACCCATGTCGCAGGATAACAACATGCTACAATGTATGCCACGATCATGCGATGGAGCCTGATGTCGTAAATGAATATTAATCCTAACAAACACCAAACATTTATTGCGGCATGAATAAGTCCTGTATGAAAGAAAGAATATAATAGGTGCTGCCGTACTCCACAACCATCGGTAATACCCACCATACTATAGTCTCGTATAGGGAAACACGCTATCAATAAACAAATAAAGCTTAGAAGCAATGCTGCAGTCTTCTCTTTCTTTCTTGGAACAATCGTTTTTTCTCTTTGCATATCATTACTTGTATACTTGTTGGGCTGAGGTAGTGTTTTGGTGCGGGCTGTTCTACGACGATGGTGCAACATTTTTTGATAGAGAATTGTGGGTTTTGTCTCTTTATCTCGATTACTCTTTTGTGTATTTCGAGAAACATCTCTTTTTTTAATGGGCGCATGTTGTAGTAAGGGTGTTTATTTTGCATCATCGCAAGGATGATTTTACTTGCCCATATCTCAGATACCCAAAAACGTGAAGCAGGCATCTCTGCAATTTTTTTGCAGATATATGGGATGTTGATATGCTTACATGAGCACACATATTCATTATATGCTCTCATGATTTCATTCATCCGCTCTTGTGCATATTCCATTGCCGAGCCTTTGTGTTTCATTTTTCGCATTCAAAATTTTGGCAAACTTATGTATAATACTTTAAAAAGTTAAACCTTTTTGAAATTATTTCCATGCTATTTTTGCAAGAAAAGAATTGGTATTTAATTAAATAGCATAATTATGTCAGAGACAGCAGCAGCAAAAAACAACAGAGAGAAGTTTGCAGCTCGGATGAAATCAAAATATCCCGACCGAACTTTTGATGATGATGAGGCTTTGTTTGGTCAGATAAACGACGACTACGACAACTACGACAAAGAGGCCGCAACGTATAAGGAACACGAGAAAGCTTTCTCGGACTTGTTTACAAGCGACCCACGTAGTGCTTCATTTATGACCGCGTGGCGACGAGGTGGAAACCCAGCGATTGAATTGGTTCGAATGTTTGGTGATGACTTTGTTGAGGAGTTGAAAGACCCCAAGAAGCAAGAAGAGGTGGCTAAGGCCAGCAAGGAGTTTGCCGAACGTATCGCTAAGGAAAAAGAGTATGACGAGCAATACAAAAAGAACCTTGACGAAACTATAAAAGTTGTTGAGCAGACACAGGCCGATTTAGGTTTGAGCGATGATGATGTCGATGCCGCTATGAGCTTCTTAGTAGGCATCATGAAAGACGGTATCTTAGGTAAGTTTAGCCGCGAAAGTATTGAGATGGCTTTGAAAGCCTTGCATCATGGAGAAGATGTTGAGAACGCAACACACGAGGGTGAGGTTCGTGGCAGAAATGCCAAGATAGAAGAGAAGCTCAAGAAAGATAACCGCAATGACGGCACAGCTGACCTTAATGGCAAGAATAGTGGTGGAGGTGCTCGCGAAATGCCCGATTTGGGTGCACTTGGCCGTTATGACAATACGCAAGATATTTGGCAGCGTGGCGGAGAGAAACGCACGAAGTATCAATAGAGATTATTCACAATAAGTTTTATATTAAAAATGTTTGAAATGAAGTCAGTAAAGAAGATGATTGTTTTCATTGGGCGTGCTATGCTGATGGTGTTAGGTTTTTTACTTGGTGCATCGCATGGTGTGCTGATGGCTAATGCCACCCCATTGCCCAATGCAGGTAAGACGAATGCTGGTGCTGATGGTACAGGTGGTACGGATGGTATTGCTACCGAAACCCAAGGGCGCACGGATGGTGATGAACGTCTCTACATGCAAGATGTAGATCAACGTATTGTTAAAATTCGCCCGATGGCTACCCCTGTTGACCAGATTAGCCGTTATGCCAAAGCGAGCAGCACGAATTCGTTTGAAGTGAAGTATTACAGTGTTGGCACGCGTGAGATTAAATGTACTACGAGTGGCGCAGTAACTGCAATGTCGAGTGGCGCAAGTACCTCGTTACCTGTTAGTGACCCCAATATGTTTACGTTGGACGACACTATTCGCGTTGTAGGTGTTAAGGGTGTTACTAATCCCGATACAGGTCAGGCGTATACAGGCAGTAATATCCCCGACTTGGTGTTGTGTGTTTGCGGTAAAGACCCCTCCACCAATCAGCCTACGGTATATGCAGTTAATGGTGCTATGGACAGCACCAGCAAGCAGCCTATCTTTGTTCCCGCCATTCCCAGTGGAACAACTTTAGTTCGTATGGGTAAGGCCTGTGGTGAATTAGACGTGCAAACAGGGCGTTTCAATAATATTCCAACTCCCGAAGTGCAGTACTGCCAAAACTTCATGATTCAGGTAGAGCAGTCTACTTTCGACAAGATTGCTGCTAAGGAGGTTAACTGGAACTTCTCAGACTTAGAGGAAGATGGCATCTATGATATGCGCTTGGCCATGGAGAATACCTATTTATTTGGTGTGAAAAATGTTATCAAGCATGTTGCCAAAGAGGGTATGAATACTTGGTTTACCGGTGGTCTATGGTGGATGGCCGGTAAGGACATCGAGGTCGGTACCTGGAATACATCAAAGCATTGTGCCGAGATTACCGACGAGAACCTTGTTGACATTACGAAGGACTTGTTCGTTGGGACAGGAATTGGCAATAAACGTAAGATTTTGCTTTGTGGTTCAGAGATGCTCAGTGCTTTTTCGAAGATTAAGAGCGACAAGTTTCGCTTGAAAGATACAGTTGAAGTTTGGAACTTGAAGTTTAAATCTTGGGATACCGACTTCGGTGAGGTGCTCACCATCCATCATGAGCTGTTTGATGCCAATGGCATGAGTGACTGTGGTTTTGCTCTTGATCCTGAGTATCTATCAAAGAAAGTCCATGTATCTTGGGGACGTAACGTTCTTGATTTACAAAAAGCAGGTATCCGCAGAACCGATGCTGTTGTTATTCAAGAGGTGAGCTGCTTGTATTTACGCTATGCGAAAGCACATGCTCGTATGCGTTTGGCACACTCTTAAAAAGAAATCAACACAAAGATTAAACACAGGGGTGGGATAAAAGGAGCATCCCACCCCTTTTAAAATTTTAATGATATGGCAAGAAAACATTATCTATCGGACTCAAGCATTGCTGTGAATGTGCAATTGGAAAGCGGCTCGAACATGCACATCGCCTTTGTTCCATTGACACGTGGAGGAAGCTATTATATCACTGATAAGGTAGAGGTTCAAAAAGCTTTAGAGCGACACTACCGTTTTGGTGATTTGTTTACATTAGACCATGTAGATGAAGATAAGGCAGAAGAGCAAGCAATGGTAGAAGAAGAGGTGCAGGATAAAACAGAAGGAGAGGATACAACCACCATTAAGGTGCACGACTTGGGCGAGGCTAAAGATTATTTAGCGGAACATTATGGTGTCAGTCGAACATCCCTCCGTACTAAGAAGTCCATCTTAGATGCTGCTCAAGCGCAAGGTGTCTCTTTTGAGGGTTTAGATGAATTGTGATGCAAAACTATCTGTTGACAACAATCGCGCGTGATGTACGCATTGCTATAGACCAAAATATGCAGAGTGCGATGTTGGAGGGTTTCTCTGATGTAGACACTTTGGCATTGAATGATATTATTCAATCGAAAGTTGTTGAGGCCGTAGCTCGTGTTCACAATAGTGCCCAAGCAGTGTTACTTAGCCCTAAGGATATTACAAGTAGTAGTCCAATGATTAAGACCGAGCCCGTTGCGACAGGCGAAAACCTTTATTATATGGTGTTGCCCACTGACTTTATGCGGCTTGTAGCACTCCGTATGAGTGATTGGAGCAGGACTTTGTTTGAAGCTATTGATATTGACGATGCAAAGTATTTACATCAGAGTAGTCGGTTTGCAGGTATAAGGGGATGTGCACAGAAGCCCGTTGCGGCATTAGTACCAGGCGGTGATGGCTTACATTTAGAATTGTACCCACACACTACGGGTGGTACTGTGAAACTCTTCTTATATATGCCTTATCCAAAGATAGAGAATGGCAGCATCGCTATCAGTGAACGTTGTTATCAAGCTGTTGTCTATACGATTGCTTACATGGTTCTATTAACGATAGGCAATGCTGAACAGAGCAACGCTTTAGCCGCTTTGGCAAAATCGGCTTTAATTTATAGAGTGGAGGAATGAAATGATGAATGAAGTGAAGTATGCGATATGTAGTTTACTTAGCGGTTTGTTTAGCTTGCTGTTGCCTATCAAAGACTTTATGATTGCAATGGTCATCGTCTTTGGCTTAAACTACTTGTTTGGTTGGATAGCAGGGATGAAGAATGGTGAGCGTTGGGATTTGAAGAAGTCGATGGTATTTTTTTACCATTGCGCAGTGTTCTTTCTGCTGTCGGCCTCATTGTTTATTGTAGGTTATTTCTTACATAATCAAGATGAGACGCTGGGGGTTATCAAAGTGTTGTGCGGTATTGCGATATGGTTTTACTCAACCAATATTGCTCGCAACTGGAAGAATATCTTGGTAGAGGGGACAACGATGCACGGAGTAGCTTGTTTTGTTTATTATATTTTGACATTAAAGATGGTAGACAAGATACCTTATTTACGAGAGTATTTGAAATCGAATAATAATATTCAACAGCAGCAAGGAGGTGGGCTATGACAGGCATGGGTTATGATAATCCCTTTGCAGATGGTGCATATATCAAGAAGCGTATAGGAACAGACCTGTTTCTAATCTTCGACATTGTTCGCTATGGCAAACATGTTGACTTATCACGTTATCGTAATGTGCAGGTGCTGATACGCAAGGAAAATGGACTATCACGTATCCTTACCGAGAATGTGACAATAGATGGCTCTCGCATTGGTGTACAGATTAATGCAGAAGACAATCGTCAGCAGGGCTTGTTTATGGCTTCTGTATCGTATGATGTGCCCAGCGATGATAGTGAGACGGGTTTTATTCATATGGTATATGATATCCCCAATGCATTTGAAATCGTTCCGTTGTCGACAGAAGAGACTAACGCTGCAATGTTTATTGTGAGTGAGCGTGAAAACCGATTTATAGAAGGGCACGATGGTGTGGATGGTGTGGATGGGAGACTTCGACTGAAAAATCATGGTACGTCCGACACTACGTTTGCCTTAACGCCTAATATCCTCCATGTTTGGGGGAAAGTCCCATCATTGTATCTATCACTTGCTCCAGCCGATGATAATAGTTTTGTTAATGAATATGCGTTTCAGTTTACTTGTCCTGATGATAGTGCTACATCCCTTGTTCTTCCATCATCGGTGAAGTGGGCAAATAATTATGTAGTGACGACGAAAGCTGGAGGTACTTATCAGGGCAGCATTGTGAATAACATTCTTGTTTTTGGAGGAGACAAATAATATGAGCCTATACCGACGTTCTTTGATGCAGAGTTCCTACTTTTGGAAATATATCTATTTTGTAGACCCTGTTGTCGAGCGTTATTTTGTAGAGAAGTACGATAAGGATGGTGATGGAAGATTATCTATCAAGGAGGCTGCGGCTATTCAAACAACAGGAAATTTGCCAGAGGGTGCAACTTATTTTAGAGAACTTGACCGTATGCCAAATAGTAATGCGTCATTATTAATGCCTTCTACGATG